CAATGTTGTTCCACAACTGAGCAGTTCTATAAAGCAAAGTATCATCAGAAGCACTATCACCAAAAGCCTTAAGCTTTCTTTCCCTGTATTCCTGAAGATCAGTTTCGTCCTTGCCCTTGCTTAAACGATAACTGAACTTCAAACCACTCTTTGGAAGAACGCCAGAAAGATTGTCTGCTGTGTAATCATCAGGACACCTGTTGATTACTAATGTGTCCAAATCAATCGTCGTTGAAAACTGCTTGTCAGTATCTGGACAACGTACCTGAACTTCGTAATCAGTACCATAACTAATACCACGAAGATAAATCAAAAGATATGTTCTATCTTGAGACAATAAATTTTCTGACTTAATATTTTCTCTAATACACTTGCTAAAAATCATATTAATAGCAGTGCCCTTCTTCACAAATCGTGGAGTAGCAAGAATCTGCTCTTCTTCACCTGTCATAGGACGAATATTAACAATTCCATTTGTTGGTCCATCTGTTCCATCATAGAACTTGCCCTTACTTGGAAGAAGCACTTCTTCATAGTGTGTGCTATGCTGCTTCAAATTATTAATAAGATTTGCTAACTCAGTATTAATCTGCATGCCACCTACGTTCATTGGAGCAGCTTGCTGACGATATGACTGAGTATTATCATCTCCAGCAATTGAAGATGTAAACTGTGGAGGAACTCTTCCTGTGACAACCCCCGGTGGCAATGAATTTACCTGTTGTCTCATTGGATGATTTTCAGGAATATCAATTTGTGGATCATTTGATGCCGGTCGTTGCGGTCTAAAAACTTCATCAGCCATTTTTTTCCCCTTAAAAATTACGAAACTTAATTTTAAATTAGTATTCATAATTAAAAACTATATTAGTTCAGGAGATTTTTTATGATTCAGATAGGCTTCCATAACGCAGCAGAATTGCTTTTTCAGAATCAACTTATCAAAAATGAATTCCCAAAATTTAAACATTTGTTTGATTCTTGGGCAATGGCACAAAAAGTTTCTCACCTTAAAAGTCTTGGAATAAGATCTGTCGTAGATTTTTTAAACAGCGTAACAAAAGAAGACGTTGAAAAAATATCTTCCATATTCAAAATGGAAGTTAATATCATGAAGCCAGATTTAAACGCATACAGGAATATTAAAGGTAATATTGAAAATTTTGAATTTCAATTACCTCTTTTTAATAATGTAATGGATTTTCACGTTTATCGTAAAGGTGAAGAAGTTTCTGTACTCATAAACACGGGGAATCAAAATGCTTGAGTTGACACTTTGGCTTTTCGGATCAATCGGAATGACCAACATTGTTGTTGAATCAGATATTTCAAAGTCTGTTAAAGATAGAATCAAACCATATCTTCCAACATTTTTTATGAAAATGCTCAACTGCTACCAATGCTCTGGATTCTGGTGTGGAATGTTTACCACGACACTCATGTATGTCTTTTGCGGATGGAATCTAGATAAATTACATTATATTTTTCTAGGAGGTTGTGCCACTAGCTTCTTGGCAACATTCTTCGCATTCTTCCAAACTTACCTAGAAGCAAATAGCATGATTTCGGACTAATTATGTTTTCTATTTGTGAAAATTGTGGGAAAAAATATACAGAAACTTCCATCAAAGAATTGGTGGAAGTTAAACGATCTAATTTGCAAAACATTATCAAAAAAACCGAAGATGATAGGGAAGAATTTAAAATTCAACCATCTATTTATAGATGTAAGCATTGTGGCTTCACTTTGAGGATTAAAAACAATGAGCGAGCAAACAAAGAACTTTATAAGCCTTCTTGATATCAAGACCGCTATGAAAGATGAAACCTTTCGTAGTAAGCTACCAGAGTCATTGAATCCAGAAGTGCAAAAGTTTATTAATAATCCTAGCTGTTCTTGTAACGTCCCACTTTACAAGAAGATTATTAAAGAAGCTAAAGATCAAGTTCTTGAATACTTCCCCGGCAAGACTGTAATGTCTCAAGAGGAAGAAGCAGAACAGCTAGCAAAGAACAACTGGCGTGTTGTCAGCTGTTCAATTGGCGATCTAGAAAAGGAAATGAAAAAGCTTCCTGCTGGACGTAAACAAATCTCTATGTCAAGATTTGAAGATCAAGTAACTGTAATCATCAATGAACTTGATCATATTTTTTGATCAACTCTTCAATATTTGCCAACATTTTCTCAGGATGACTTTTGTGCATTCTGGGAATCATTGGCATCTTATCGTAAATGCTACGCTCTGAAGCTGACTTCAGAGCCTTGGCGTAGAACAATCTCGCTTATTCAATACGATTAGATTCATATAAGAAGTCGCCCCAAAGACACAATAATTCAACAAAATTTGGATAATTATTCAATACACTCGGAAACAAATTCTTTAATGTATCATCATACATCTTTTTCTTTAATTTTTCAAAAATGTATCTGTAAACAAGAAATAAATTTTCTTCATTTATACCAACAATAAATAAATATTCTTCTAACCTATTAATAAAATTTCCACCATCTTGCCACAAATTATTCCACAAATCATCATATTTAATAATATTTTTGTAATTTGACCTAATAAATATTTTTGAAACTTTTTCTTCTTTTGTATTCGTTCTTCTAGACTTAATTATCCAATCATCTATAATAAGATTGTAATGACTTCCAAAAGATTCTTCATCATCCCATAACTCTATGTCTTCATCTGGATAAAGTACAAAAAAACTTTTTTGATCAAAAAACATAGACAATTCAGTATTAATGTTTCTTCTGCTATTAAGTAAATTTATTGATTTTAAATTTTTATCAAAAGTAAAAAAATTAATATTTTCTATTTGTGGGAATTTTAAAATACTTTTTTGCTTTTCTTCAATCGAATCAATAATTATAGCACAATTAATTTTCATTTTTTTAAGCATGCGGACTATATTTTAAATATGAGTAATCACTATCTTGATAACAAATATCTTGAAACAAATATAATAGAGTTTCAAAAAGCAAAGAAGCTAAAGAAAAAATACGAACTTTTAAAAGAAGATATAGAATTTAATAAAAATAATACAGAAGACAATCCCACTATCAGTCTAGATGAAAATAAAATTATAGAAAATGAAAAAATGCTCAAACAAAGTCAAGATAATTTAGCAAAAGAATTTTTTACACTGTCAGAAAATATTGTTAGATTTAGAAATTTTCAGAAAATTGATTATGATGACGCAGTACAAGAAGGTGTATTTATCTGCTTCTCTAAAATAGAACGATTCGATCCAACCAGAGGAAGCAAAGCTTTTAACTTCCTGACAACTTGCCTAATACATCACCTAAGACAAATTTATCGTTCAAATAAAAACTTCGACGAACTTAAGAAAAGATATCAAGAATACTATACAGCAAAAATGAATAGAGAAATGCCAAGCAGAAGAATTTAATAAATTCATTTTTTATACTAAAGCACTTACTCAATTAGTGTTGGATATTTTGTTTTTGGAGAATGTCGATGAAGAACAGATTCTTAGAAGGCATAGAAAATACCGAATTGCTCCAAATTCTTGAAAGCAGCTATCTAAAAGAAAAAATTGGTCTATTACTTTCAAACGAAAACTTAGTTTATACAAAAAAAGGTCGCCTCAATAAATCGGGCGCTTGTAGAATCTTAAACATGAAAACTAAAGAACTCGAAACTTTTTTAGTAGAATGTAGGAAAGTTTTAGAAGTAGACCAGTTCCTCGAACCCGATGAGTATGCATCTCTAGATGCAGAAGACTAAGGAAACATGTAAGATTGAACAAGTGAATTCATCTGATCGTCGCACTTTTCCCAATATGCTCTATCATAACGTAGAGTAAGATTGACCTTCATTACATCGTTTCCAGTCATGTCTGTTTCCCCAAATTCAACATCAGTGGGGAAAGCATTCATGTATGTCCATGCTTCTATCGCATTGCCACATCCATCAAGCATGAATATTTTAATTGTTCTTTTGAAGTTAGAACCTGCTAAAGAACCTTTGTATTGTACAGAAACTTGATTATTGTTTGAATTTACGGCATAATTTGCTTTAACCCAATCCCATGCAGGATTATCATTAGCAACATCATATAAAGTTACCTTTAAAGGCTTCCAATCAGGTCTGCCAGCAAAATATATCGTTTCTATTAAATGAGGTACTTCAATTTCTTTAAATGAAATATTAGGTCTAGAAGATTTTTCTTCTACCATAACTTTACTAATAGCTCTCTGCCCAGTCACTGTATGAGTGATTCCGGGTATGTACATGATAAAACGGTTTTGCCTCTTGAATAAAACTTGAGAGGCAAAACCGATACCCATATTAGCCATATTTTACTTCTTAGTAAGTACCCGGTCTACTTCCACAAATTCCTGTGCAATCTGGATCTTTTACTCCAGTATTACAGAAGTTCTCATATGTTGCAAAAGCATATCTAAGTGATACCTCAATATTACATTCATCAGAAGATGAATAATCTAAATCACCAAAATTGATACTCTTAGGCCAACAGTTAATCAACTTCCACTTTTCTAAGGCAAATCCGCAACCATCGAGCAAGGTAAGCATACCTGTGCCAGCATATCCTGAACCTTTATCGGGATAACTTCCTTGTGTAGCTTTTATTTCTCTTCCTGCTGCTTTTTGCTCGAAGTTATAAACTCTATTTATCCATCTGAGCAAATTGTTAACAGTTGGATCATCTTTGACAGCAACATCGTAATAAGTAAAGCTAATTTCATTAAAAGTAGCTTTACCGGGAATAAAT